GAGATTCAAGCACTGGAGGGTTCTCGTAACAAATCACTTGAATAATGGCAGTATTAAATCTTGAACGCATCCAAGAGCAATGGGCAGAGGATGCTCCTATTGATGAGCACGATTTAGTTAACCAAGCACTTGCTGTACCTGGTCTCCATCAACGTTGGATGACATACTATAGCACATTCAAATTGATGCATAGTGATGCAACAATGAATATCCATCGTGTCACTAAATTTAAGTATGAATACTATGCAGGTAAGTCTCCTGCTGCAGTATATAAAGAAAAACCTTTTGATCACAAAGTTCTCAAAGGAGACCTAGACAAGTATGTCTATGCTGATGATGACTGGTGTAGAGCAAAACAAAAAATAGACTACCTTGAAACTTGCCTATATTACATAGAGGGCGTTCTAAGACAAATCTCTAATAGAGGTTATACAATTAAGAACGTCATTGATTTGAGAAAATTTGAAGCAGGTTTTTGATGACTACGATCATTAAGAAGAATGAGGTCTACATTAAGGTAAACGCGGAACCCCATGTTCATCAAGAACTAGCAGATTATTTTTGCTTTGATGTGCCTGGTGCAAAGTTCATGCCACATTATAGATCTCATGTATGGGATGGAAAGATTCGTTTGTACTCACCAGCAACAGGTGAGATATACGCGGGTCTTTTTGATTATGTTACAGACTTCTTGAAACAGAGAGGTTACATCTATAACGTTGAGGATAGTCAGCACTATGGAAAACCAACCGATACCGACCCTCTCATCACACCTGAGAGTGTTGCGGGGTTTGTTGGATCTCTCAACTTACCTTTCAAGATCAGAGATTATCAACTCAAAGCAGTATTCTCAGCTCTTAAGAACAATCGCAAACTTCTACTCTCGCCCACAGGATCAGGAAAATCCCTGATCATCTATTGTCTATTGAGATGGCACTTAAAATATAAGAGAGAAATTCTTATCATTGTACCTACCACGTCTCTAGTGTCACAGTTGACACAAGACCTTAAGGATTATGGATGGGCAGCAGATCATTATGTCCACCAGATCATGGGTGGTAGAGAAAAATATGTAGAGACGCCTGTTGTTATATCTACTTGGCAATCAATTTATAAGGAACCTAAGAAGTTCTTCAAACGTTTTGATGTGATTATCGGTGACGAGGCACACTTGTATAAGGCAAAGTCCTTGACAGGTATCCTGACGAAGTGTCATGACGCGAGGTATCGCATCGGTCTGACAGGAACACTTGACGGTTTGAAGACACATCAGTTGGTGCTCGAAGGACTCTTTGGTAAATGTAACCAGGTGACAAAGACCGCTGATCTAATGAACGCAGGTACGCTAACAAAATTGAAAGTAAAGTGCTTGGTTCTCCAGCATGGTTACGTTCCATTTGATTCCTATCAGCAAGAGATGGACTTTATTGTATCACATCCTAAGAGGAATAAGTTCATTTGTAAGTTGGCAGAAGACTTGGATGGTAACACATTGATACTATTCAACTACGTGGAGAAGCATGGGGACCCCCTCTTAGAAGTGCTAAATACCTGTGTAGCAGAAGACCGCAAGGTTTTCTATATCCACGGTGGTGTGGACACGTCTGAAAGAGAACGTGCGCGACAGATCTGTGAAACAGAAACGGACGCAATCATTCTTGCCAGTTATGGGACTTTCTCTACTGGTATTAATATTCGGAATCTACACAATATAATTTTCGCTTCCCCTTCTAAGTCCCGCGTACGAAACCTACAATCTATTGGTCGTGTACTGCGAAAAGGTGAAAATAAATCTCAAGCAGTTCTTTATGATATTGCTGACGATTGCTCTAGAGGAACAAGACAGAACTATACTCTGAGACATTTGGTTGAAAGGATCAAAATATATACAGAGGAAAAGTTTAATTATGAAGTATCGAAAATTAAATTCAAAACATGATTAATTACATCCAACACGACAAAGAATTCTACGGAGTAGTAAAACTCTCTCAAGGTGAAGAAATCTTGGGAGAATTACTTGTAACTGATGATGCCGAATCTCCAGGCACATCAATAGTGTTTATCACTTATCCTGCTAGAAGTAAAGCAGTAGAAGTTGAAAAGACAGGACAGGTAGGTATCGCTGTTGGTTTACTTAAGTGGCAGTATTTCTCAGAAGAACATTTCTATATCATTCCAGAGAAAGATATTCTCTGCATTTCTCCTATGAGTCCTACTGGGATCTCTGTGTATAAGAAATGGTTAAAGTCAGAAGAAGGTATAGACGATAAGTCAGAAGAGCATCCTTTTTATAGAGAAGTAAACGAGAACATGGGTTCTCTTGGTTCTGTTAAAAATGCTAAGTCTTTTCTAGAAAACTTATTCAATGCACCTAGTTCAGATAAGAGCTAATACAACTCTTCTGAACCCTTACAGTGTTATCTTAATTAGTATTAGGTTATTTGTCAAGCTTGACACATGACTTATATTAATGTATTATATTAACTATAAGTGCAAATGTTCTTATGGCAATTATGTCTCCAAAGAAAAAACAGCACTACGTTGATAACAAGAAATTCTTGGAAGAACTCGTCAAGCATCGTAAACGAGTTCATATCGCTAAAGAACGTAGTCTGACAAAACCTAGAATTCCAGAATACATTGGGGAGTGCTTTCTAAAGATTGCCACTCACCTTTCATACAGACCAAACTTCATCAACTACATGTACAAAGATGACATGATTGGTGATGGTATAGAAAACTGTGTGCAATACATTGATAACTTTGATCCTGCAAAGTCATCTAATCCATTTGCATACTTCACTCAAATTGTTTACTATGCTTACCTTAGGCGTATCTCTAAAGAGAAACGTCAAATGGAGATCAAAGATAAACTCATCGAGAAGAAAGGATTTGATGAAGTCTTTCACTCTGACGGAGATCATAGTCACGCAGAGATGAACTCTATTAAGTATCGTATTGAAACTAACATGAGGAATTAATCATGACCGATAAACCAATTTCAGTAGAAGACTACAATGAAGTTTCAGATGACTTCTTTGCAAAGTATGATTTCGTTGCTCAACGCATTGAAGGACGTGCAGAAGATGTTTTGAAAGTAATGGAAGCACTCACTGGTGCTGTAATGCGTGACCGTGCTAAAAACAAGGTCGGTCCATTTGGATTCAATAAAAAGAAACAAGAGGAGATTGAGGCAGAAGTTGATCGTGTTTCAAATTTGACTCACGAAGAAATGCTAGAGATCGCAGCACAACGTGAAAGTGAAGGAGAGTCCTGATGGGATTTGCCTCTCGTTACTGGCAGGGTAAGTGCACTAATAAGAAAGAACTGATTGATCAGTTATGCGAATGTGTCGGAGGTAGCGCACATGAACAACTTGTGGTAAACTCACAAGGTAAGAAGACACGACGTATCATTATTGAGTATGAAAATTCTGCTGATAACTGACCAGCACTTCGGTGTACGGAATGACAACCAGATTTTTGTTGACAAATATAATAAATTCTATACGAACGTAGTCATTCCGTTTATCGATAAACATGGTATCACTGAGGTCATTTGCCTTGGTGATACTTTTGATAAAAGAAAGAGTATTAATTTTGCATCTCTAGATGCAGCAAAGGATATGTGGTTTACCCCTCTACAAGAGCGTGGTGTTCACATGACTATGCTTATAGGTAATCATGATATTTACTATAAGAATACCTTACGTGTTAATGCACCCGAACTTCTACTCTCTGAGTATGACAACATCACAGTCATTAATGAACCTGTACAGACTAAGTTTGGTGATCGTAGTATACTTTTTCTGCCTTGGATATGTGACGAAAATAGGAAGGAAACAGAAGAATACATTGAGGGCAGTGCTTCTCCTATCTGCATGGGGCATCTTGAACTTAATGGTTTTGAGGCTATTCCAGGTCACTATATGGAGCACGGAGATGACCCCACCCCCTTTGATAAATTTGATCTAGTCTGTTCAGGACATTTTCATATGAAGTCTCGTCGGGGTAATGTTAACTATCTCGGTAACCCGTACCAATTGTATTGGGGTGATTACGGTCAGAAACGTGGGTTCCATGTACTAAATACTGATACTCTTAAACTGTCGTTCTTCCCGAACCCGTATGACATCTTTCAAAAGGTGTACTACGATGACACCAAAGAAGTTAAACTCCCTAAAAATCTCAAGGGTTCATTTGTCAAACTGATTGTTGAAAAGAAAACTGATCAAGTTAAATTTGATCAGGTAGTTCAACAACTACAAACGATTGGTTGTGCAGATCTTAAGATCGTTGAAGATCTTACAGTTGACCTAGGTGATGTTGATGATGCAATTGAAACTGAGGACACTCTCACAACTCTAGAGAGATGTGTATCTGACATGGAAAATAAAGATGATGTCTTTGCTATACTCAAATCCTTGTACTTGGAAGCACAACAATAATGTTTGTACTCACTGACAATGCAACTGGTGGCGTTTACGCTGTGAAAGACGATTCGGATGGGCGTCAAGTCGTTACCATGTTTGTTGACAAAGATGATGCAGACAGGTATTATACTCTTCTGGAGGCAAATGGATTTCCTCGTTCACTGACCGTAAGCGAAGTTGAGAGTGAAGTCGTAAAGGATAACTGTGCCATGCATGGATACTTCTTTACCATCATCACTCCCGATGACATAATTGTTCCCCCACCTGAAGAAGACTTAGAGGACATTCCTAAAGCATGATTGTATTTGAAAAGTTGCGTTGGAAGAATTTTCTCTCCACAGGCAATACCTTTATTGAACTTGATCTGGTTAAGTCTCCTTCCACACTCGTGGTTGGTAGGAACGGTTCGGGTAAGTCTACAATGTTAGACGCATTGACTTTCGTTTTATTTAATAAACCCTTTCGTCAAATTAAAAAGGGTCAACTGGTTAACAGTGTGAATGAAAAGGAATGTGTTGTTTCTATTGATTTCAAAATTGGCAGCGTAGAGTATCAAGTAGTACGCGGTATCAAACCAAATGTATTTGAAATTTACCGTAACGGATCCCTTATCGATCAGGAGGCTGCGAATAAGGACTATCAGAAATACCTTGAACAAAGCATACTTAAACTTAATTTCAAGTCTTTCACTCAGGTTGTTATTCTTGGTAGTAGCACTTTTGTTCCTTTCATGCAACTTGCTGCTCCATATAGAAGAGAAGTTATCGAAGATCTTCTCGACATTCAAGTCTTCTCAAGGATGAATGCGATCCTAAAAGATCGAGTTAAAGATACCAGAGAGGAAATTAAAGACTGCTCTCACCTGTTAGAGATGGCACAGAAAGAAGTAGATCTAAAGGAATCATTTATTGAGCAGTTAGAAGCACAGTCAGGTAGGTATACAAAAGAAAAACAAGATAAGATCTCTACAAATTCTCAACGTATTGCCTCTATTCATACAGAGGTAGCAGATCTTGATACTGCAATCGTGAAACTAGAACCAGAAATCCAGAAGCATGGAGAACTGTCTAGTAGTATGGAAAAACTCAAAGAACTTCAGAGTAAAATTAATTACAACTTTCGGAAAGGGAAGAAAGATCTTAAGTTCTATAACGATAATGATGAGTGTCCTACATGCTCACAAACTATTGGTACTGAATGGAAGACAGAGCAGTGTGGTACGTTAAATGAGCGTATCCTCAAATACAATACTGCGTTAACTGATCTAAAATCTAAAATAGAATTGATCACCAATCAGATCTCTACTATTGATAGTATCAATATGGATATCACGGACAAACGTTATACGATTTCTTCTATGCTCCGCGAGGAGAACAATCTTTCTAAGGAGAACAATCGTCTAACGGAAGAACTCAGCAAGGGTACGCCCAATGTTGATAAGGAACGTGATAATTTGAATGCATTCCTAGTAAAACGAGATGAGAAACAAGAAGACTGTTCTCAAATTAATACTAGGTTTGAACACTTAAAAGTTGTTGGTAACCTGTTGAAGGATGGAGGCATCAAGACCAAAATTATTAACAAGTTCATCCCAACCATCAACTTAAAGATCAATAAATACCTATCCGAGATGGATTCCTTCATCAACTTCACACTTGACGAAGAGTTCAACGAAGTCATCAAGTCACGCTTCAGAGATGCATTTTCTTATGCATCTTTTTCGGAAGGTGAGAAGCAAAAGATTGATCTTGCTTTACTGTTTACTTGGCGATCAATTGCTAAATTAAAAAACAGTACAAGCACAAATCTTTTACTTCTTGATGAAGTATTTGATTCTTCACTCGATAGTTCTGCTACCGATGAATTATTCAAAATTTTGAAAGGTCTGGGTGATAACACCAATCTGTTTATTATCAGTCACAAGGGCGAAATTCTTCTTGATAAGTTTAATCGCACTGTTACTTTTGATAAACCGAATGATTTCTCCCAAATGACAGAAGAATGATTCACCAAATCGTATCAACCGTTGGCGTAATGTTTGAGTATCCTATTGTGCCTTGTGTACTAGGTGCCTCAATTTTATTTCCAATTACATATTTCATGATTGATTCACTAAAAGAACCAGAGAGGTACCTAGGACATGGCGAGGGAAGGTGACAAAATCGATATCGGGTATAACGATACTCAGATATTGTATGAAGCGTTATCTGCTTATGCTAAGCAGAACCCTGATCTATCTAAGGCAGAACATGCCATCACACTTGCAGATATCTTCTACGGTATTCTCCAGGATGAAAGAGTAGAAATGGAACAGAACGCTAGATTGGATTAAGACAGTTTGCAAACCGTCCCCCAGGAGCACACAGGTGCCTCTGGGGGTGTATTATATGCATATACGAAACAGGATTTATGACCACACAAGAGATCAAAGGTACCCTTGCTAAATTGCTTGCTACTGAAAATCTCGTAGTCGAGCACCGCGTGTGTGAGACTGCATCATTCGACGTTGATCGTCGTGTACTTGTCCTTCCTATCTGGAAAGACCTTGACAATGACACCTATGATCTTCTAGTCGGTCATGAAGTAGGACATGCACTCTACACTCCTACTACTAAAGAAGAAGAAATACCTAGCGACATCCCCCGTTCTTATGTGAACGTCACTGAGGATGCTCGTATTGAGAAGAAGATGAAGCATAAGTTCCCTGGTCTGTCTAAGTGTTTCTATCGTGGGTATCAACACCTTCATGATCGTGACTTCTTTAGCGTTCAGAATAATGATGTATCCAGACTCAAACTAATTGACCGTATCAATCTTCACTTTAAGATTGGTCCATATGCAATGATTCCTTTTCAGCAGGATGAGATCCAGTATGTCGATCTAGTCGATGATTGTGAGACTTTCTCCGACTGTATTGATGCTGCTCGTGTCATCTATGACCTTGAGAAGCAACGTCGTAATGAACAGGAGGTTGCACCACAGGATCCTAATGCCCCAAGTGGTACTGATACTGTTACTTCTGAGACCGAAGACCCAGGTGATACTGAGTCTGATGACGGTCAACCGTTCCCTTCTGACGACTTTGATGAGGGTGATCTCGGAGGTGATGACGATGCACATCTAGATGTTCCTAGTTACGGTCAGGAAAACATAGAAGAGGCAGAGACCGACACTGCATTGAATGAAAATCTTCAGAATCAAACTAGCAAAGATTCCTGGGAGGTTCCTACTTACATTGAGATTGATGATCCCGATCTTGACATTGCTATCGTTGACCATAAAGATGTTACTAACACTATTCACAAGTTCTGGTCTGATTGGCAGGAAGATAGAGAAATCAACTTCAATATCGTTGATGCAAACTATCGTAAGTTCGTCGAGAGTAGCAATCGTGAGGTGAACTACCTCGTCAAAGAGTTTGAGTGTCGCAAATCTGCTTCTTCTTATGCTCGTGCTACTACATCTCGTACTGGTGTTATCGACTGCAGCAGACTTCACACATACAAGTATAGTGATGACATCTTTAAGAAGGTAACTAACTTACCTGATGGTAAGAATCATGGTCTAATCTTCCTTCTTGATTGGTCTGGTTCTATGTCTCATATTATTCATGACACTATCAAACAACTGCTGTCTTTGACATCGTTCTGTCGTAAGGTTGGTATTCCTTTTGAGGTTTATTCCTTTGTTATTGATGGTGCTTGGCACGGTATCCTAGGTAATGGTGATGAGTTCAAAGAACTTACTTCCCAAAGACACCACACATATGCATTCCACCGTGCTTTCCGTCTTGTCAATCTTCTCAGCAGTCGTGCTCGTTCTGCAGAGTATGAGACAAGTGCACGTAACCTATTCCGTATTGGTAATCAAATGGAAT